AGGAATTATGTGAAGTAAATGGACCAATGACACCAACAGGGTGGGATACGCATAATATCCCAACTAGAGCAATCTCTTTAATGTGGAATCAACGTTCAGTGGATACTCCATTAGGTTTACCTTTCAATATTGCCTCTTATGCTCTCTTATTAGAGTTATTAGCAATGGAAGTGAATATGGTTCCTGATGAGTTGATTGGTAACCTAGGTGATTGTCATATCTACTTAGATCAAGTGGATGGTGTAAAAGAACAATTATGGCGTCAACCTCTTCTACCAGGACGATTAGTTATTAACAATGAATTCTGGAATCCAGATGCTGGAGTATTTGAACAACAGGATCTTCGACCTGAGGATTTTTATGTAGAAGGATATGCATCGCATCCGGCAATTAAATTCCCTTTAAGTAATTAATATGATATTTATTAAGAAAAAAGATAATTCATGATATATCATCCAGGTCATTGGCAACATTTTACTCGTCGTAATGATAATAAAGGTTTAACAACCGAACAATTGCGACAAAAGTATGTGAAAGAACAATTATTATTTGAACAATTTATTGCAACAACTTCTATATCGACAGCAGCTGGTTCTGGCGGAGGTCGTAGGTCTGCGTCATATATAGTAACTGATTCAGATGCACAAGCTTTTATTGCAGCTGTCAATCTAACAGATCCATTACAAACTCAAGCAGTTGACCAACTCGTAATAAATTTAAAATCATATGGGATATGGTCTAAATTGCAAGTCATTTATCCATTTGTAGGCGGTACATCGATAACACATAAATGGAATCTCAAAGACCCACGTGATTTAGATGCAGCATATCGATTGACATTCTCCGGAGGATGGGTTCACTCAAGTACAGGTATTACTGGGAACGGTTCGAATGCATACGCTCTAGTCCCAATCGCCGTAGATTCAACTACGGTAGGCGTATACTATAGAAATGCGTTTAGTGGAACGGCTTTAGGTTATGTACGGTACACGGATAGTAGCGACCCGGAGCAGCCCCAATCTATCGAAAACGGATATAAATTAGGTGAAAATTATGTAAATGGAGATAGTCAAAGCTTACCTATTAGCAATGGTACCGGCGGCGGATTACTTAGTTTAAGATTCGACTCCGGGTTTCCTTCTTACTCATATTCTACAATAAAAAACAATACTATAATAACTGCACCATATAGCTTCACTACTCTAAGCACTACACTTACAACTTTAGGAGCACAAAACGTTGATAGCTTTGATCAGTATGGTACTTTCATTGGAAACAGTAAGCAAGATTATTCAGCAGCTAATATAGCATTTTCTTATTTTAGTAACACTATTTTAACAGACACTGAAGTTTATACGCTATATGCAGCGGTTGATGCATTTCAAACAACTTTAGGAAGACAAGTTTAAATTTAATTAATTAGTTATGAAAAAAACACTATTAGTATTAGCAGTATTAGTATTGACAAGTTGTGTCAATCAAATGGATCGTTTAAAAGACGCTCAACGAAAGTATCCAAAATGTATTGTACAACCAACAACTAGCATATTAGCTAGAGACGGATATGAAATTATGGTAGAAGATACTATTACCAATCAAATCTATGTATTGAGTTACTACCCATTTAGTACAACAAAAATATCTTCTATTAGAAATATTAAGTAATGGAACATATATCAACACACCCAATCAAGAAATCTGATTTAGGTTTCCATGGAAACTTGTTTGGCGGACAGTTACTCCGGTGGCTAGATTCAGCTGCAGCAGGTTATGCAATGCAGCTTTGTGATACTCCCCGAATGGTAACAGTAAGCATTGACAAATGTAACTTCGAACGACCTGCAAAGGAGTCGCAGCTACTCAAGATATATGGTTATCCGTCTACATTGGGCAATACTTCGGTAACATTATACATGGAAGCGCGAGCACACAACGTATATACTGGCAAGCAAGACATTGTGCTTAAGACGCATATAACGTTCGTACAAATAGACGAAGGCGGTAACCCTATACCTATAGGGGACAAAGCCCGAAAGCGCATTACATCTATTGTAAATGCCAAATAAATTCGGTTTAACGGTTGGATTATTAGAATTTATTTCTTATTATATATAAAAAATAAGTTATGAAAAAATTATTTGTATTAGCATTGGGAGTTGCGGCATTAGCATCATGTACAGAAAATGAACGTGCAAGACGCTTCGGTGGTACTGAAGAAGTAGATTTAAAACCTAATGAAGTTGTGTTAAACGTGACCTGGAAAGAAGCTGAAATGTGGATTTGCACTCAGGATACAGTTACAGGCGTAACCTATTTCCGTGAGAAATCAGCTTGGGGAGTAATGGAAGGAACTGTTATCTTAAACTAATAAATTATGCCTTATATTAATGTACATGTAGATTTAGATGAGATCTATGACGATATGTGTAGATCGGATAAAGAAATGATGGCTGAATGGTTATGTGATGACGGATTTGGATTCATGATGAATGAAGATGGAAATTTCATTAAAAATCCTTCAACATCAGATGTCGAATGGGTTCAAATGATTGCACGAATCAATGCAGCTCGATATCAATTGACAGCAGAACAAGAAAAAATGTTGGTTGATTTAGCAAAAAGTTTATAAAACGGTTGGAAAATAGAAAAAAAGTACTTATATTTATAGTATAATAAAAAGAAAAAGTAAATAGACCTATATTTATATAAAGATGAAAACAAATATTAACATATCAAATTGCTTTAGTTGGTCGAGAACCAATCAGACATTGAATCATGGCCGCGAGTTAGTGCAGGCAACGATTCTTGATCCGAAGCAATATACAGGGAGTCCCGGGATAAGTTAGTATTATATTTATATAAACAAATTTGAAACCGGGTCTTTAATTAGGCTCGGTTTTTTTATTGCTCTGTAAGCATTGTTGGCGATGCGCTTGACTTGTAATCAAGAGAAATCAGTTCGAATCTGGTACGGAGCTCAGAACATAAGTTCATTGACATATTGGCCATAAATTGTCCTCTAGATTAATTGGCAAATCATCCGACTTTGACTCGGAAGACTCCTGGTTCGAACCCAGGGGGGACAACAATAAAAGGAAGTTTAATTTAGCCGGCGCTAAACCTAGTCTTGAAAACTAGTGGTACTGAAAGGTATGGGGATCGACACCTCAGGCTTCCTCAATAACTAGGTGTAGCTCAGTTGGTAGAGTGGGGCGTTTGGGACGCTCAGGTCGCAGGTTCGAGCCCTGCCACTTAGACAGAAGATCTCGTAGCTCAGTTGGATAGAGCGCTTCTTTTACATGGAAGATGTCGTTGGTTCGAATCCAGCAGGAAAGAAAATTGGGAGTATCGGCAGGGTCCTGCTCGTGTCTGTAAAACATCGGCTTGGTGGTTCGATTCCATCTGCTCCCACGAGTGAAAAATGTCGGTTCGAGTCCGTCAGTAGTTTAATCGGTAAAACAACCCGGCAGGGTGATGGGGGTTCGAGTCCTCCCTTAGTGTAATTAGGTAACACGTTCAAGTTATTGGATCAGAAGCTTAAGTGGTATAAGCTACGGCCTGTTAAGCCGAGGATAGTAGGTTCGAGTCCTACCTGGTCCGCAAAAGATACAATGTTGGGTTTCCTAGTAGTAACGGTATGAACCATGGTAAGTAAGCTACAAGATTCTAGTAATAAGCGGAAGATGGATTCCCCGCGACTAAAGTATCTAATTGCTTATGTAGCTCAATTGGTCAGAGCGCCGACCTGATACGTCGGAGGTAGTAGGTTCGATACCTGCCATAAGCACCATGGAAAGTAATCATCGACGGAGAGATGGTCCGCCTGCTAAGCGAGATGTACTTTAGGGTATGAGGTTCGACTCCTCTGCTTTCCGCTGAATACCGATAGGAAAGGTTTCCGGTCCGGACTCATATCCTGGATGCCATTGGGTTCGATACCCTTTATCGGTACCGCGATGCACAAAGTGTATAAGCAATGGCCAGAGATTTATTCTTGCAACGTCGATGCCTTAAGTTGACCTCCCTATCTACGGGATAGGGTTTTTTATATGGTGTTTGTAGCTCAATCGGAAGAGTGCCTGGTTGTGATTCAGGAGGTAGTGGGATCGTAACCCACCATTCACCCAAAGAGCAGTGGAATGCTGTAGTTAAGAAGTAGTGTATTAATTGTCGAAAAAGGGTTCGTATTAGACAGAACGTCACACATTGCACTTAACCAAGAACCCCGAAAAACCCGAAGCTGCTCTTTTATGCCTTGGTGGTGGAATTGGTAGTCACGCTAGACTTAGGATCTAGTATCGAAAGGTGTGAGGGTTCGAGTCCCTCCCGAGGTACAAATACCCTTATAGTTCAATTGGATAGAACACTTGACTACGAATCAAGAGATAGGAGTTCGAATCTCTTTGAGGGTACAAATACCCTTATAGTTCAATTGAATAGAACATCCCCCTTCTAAGGGGAAGATTGGAGTTTGAGTCTCTGTGGGGGTACAATATCCGGCGCCGGATCCGAGCTGGGTCGGACAAATGCGTCTCTGGTGTAACGGTAGCATAATGGATTCCAAATCCATTGGTCAGGGTTCGAAACCTTGGGGGCGTGCAAAAGGACCGGTAGCTCAGTTGGTAGAGCACTAGATTGAAGCTCTAGGTGTCGGGGGTTCGATTCCCTCCCGGTCCACAATAAAAAGGAAAGTTATGAACAGAGTATTCAAGAAAGTAGATGGCCAGATCGTAGACATCGTTTCTCATACTTTGTCCGTGCTTAAAGATTGTCCTTATGCAGAAATACACATTGGATCAGACTCACAAAACCACCGTAGACACACTGTATATAGTACGGTGATTGCTTACCGATATGGCAACAGAGGAGTTCATTACGTAGTGCATAAGGAGCGTGTAAAGAAGATTAAGGATCGTTGGACACGCTTATGGAAGGAAGCTGAAATGTCAATTGAAACGGCAGAGTTGCTTACCTCAAAGGTTAGTGTTCAAGTTCAAATTGATTTGGATTTCAATGTTGACGAAAGATACTTCAGTAGCCGATTAGTTCAAGCTGCATCAGGTTGGGCATCGAGTCTAGGATATCGAGTCAACATTAAACCAGATAATCAAGTAGCAACAAAGGCGGCAGATCATCACTGCCGTTGATTGGTTGGGTGTCCGATAGGTAAGGTCTGGGTCTGCAAAACCTTGGTATGTGAGTTCGAATCTCACCTCAACCTCAAAAAAGTTTACAATTTGGTTGGATTCTATTGATTTATTTCATATATTAATAGTATAAAAATAAAGAGATGGAATTAGTTAGATTGATTAATGATACATGGCAATTGATTGACAATCAAGGCTCAGTATTGCGTCAAGGCACATGGGATGAATGTTTTGACTTGTTGGCTGAATTAAGCAGAGACGAAGAAAATGAATCATATGCTGCATTCTTAGGAATGTCAGGTATATAATATGCACCCGTGGTGGAATTGGTAGACACGAGGGATTTAAGCTCCCTTCCTACGGGGTGAAGGTTCGAGTCCTTCCGGGTGTACAACAAGCAGGTATCGTATAACGGTTATTACTCTAGCCTTCCAAGCCTGAGATCTCGGTTCGATTCCGGGTACCTGCTCAAAACAAAACAAATCTAACATAGGACGGATTAGCACCGTTGAAAGATAACTCGGCTCTCATAGGATCGCAACCTTTACAGAGAGTGTAAATGCCCCGAGTTGTTATGTAGGAGACCCTGCTCTGCGTGGCCACGTATCAGGCAATGGGGAACAAACCATTGATCAAATCGTTGACCGTATTAATGCGTACGGTAGATGTAGTTTTGTTTTATTTGGGGTTGTAGCTCAATTGGCTGAGCGTTACCTTTGCAAGGTAAAGGATGAGGGTTCGAATCCCTTCTGCTCCACGATTGGTCCTATGGTCTAATGGCTAGGATGCGACACTGTCTATGTCGAGGTGAGAGTTCGATTCTCTCTAGGACCGCCAAAATGTTCCATTAGTGAAGGGGTTAACACGTCACACTTTCTATGTGAAGGCGCCAGTTCGAATCTGGCATGGAATACAAAATGGCTCTATAGCAAGCGTAGGTCGCTCCTAGCAGCTGCGAGTGGGTAAATGATGTTTATTTGGCTTACGACTCTTTAATACTAGTAACAGAGCAAAACGGTGAGGCATTTGATAATTTAATTTACAAGGTGGGTTCGATTCCTACTAGAGCTGCAATATTGCGGGATGTGGAAGATGGTTATCCGCTGGGTCTCATAAGCCTAGATCGCAGGTTCGAGTCCTGCTCCCGCAACGGAGCCTTTTTGAAATTTGTCATATTTATATTAAAAGAATATGGCGAATTTCAATAAAGCAAAGAAATATCATTTCATATATAAAACTACCAATTTAATAAACGGTAAGTATTATATAGGAATGCATTCGACAAACAAGTTGAATGATGGATATATTGGTAGTGGAAAAAAATTAAGAAATTCAATTAATAAGTATGGTATTGAAAATTTTACTTGTGAAATTTTAGAATTTTTACCTGACAGAAACTCATTGTCTAACCGAGAAAAGGAATTAGTTAATGAAGATATCTTAAAGGATCCGCAATGTATGAATTTAATAATTGGCGGAAAGGGAGGGTTTATAAGCAATGAACAGCAACTTCGAAGATCTATAGCTGGTACAACGCGACATAAATATTTACTCGAAACATCTGACGAGTATAAAACCACATATCTTCGAAACTTTAAAGCCGGAATTGATAGACTTTATCAATCTGGTCATTATCATAAAAAACATACTATTGAGACTAAGGCTAAAATAAAGATTTCAATGAAAGGTAAAGGAATTGGTAAAAAGAATTCTCAATTTGGAACATGTTGGATAACAAATAATGTTGAGAATAAAAAAATTAAAAAAATTGAGTTAAATAATTTTATCGAATTAGGTTGGAGATTAGGAAGAATTTTTTTATAATATAAAAAATAAAAAATTAAGAATTTTTAAAAAAATCGCTGATGTCCTCTTTAATTGTTCGACATCGAAGGTGTGTAATGACGTCAGCACCGCAGGTTAAGCGATGTCCTGTAACGACCTGTACCCTTGAGAAACTCGTATTTAAAGATAAGCAGGTTGGCTTCGAAATAAAAGGGTAAGAGAATAAGAAGCAATTTAGTCAGGTGGTGTAACGGAAACACGAGTGATGCTGCTGCCCGTAGGCAAAAACGGAGAAAGACCTTTGGCAAAGGTATGCTATAAACACTATATACAGGTTCGAATCCTGTCCTGACTACAGCTTATCTTCCATCCGAAAGGAATAAGTGGAGAAAAAGTTCCGAAGTCGTTACGATAAATAGCGACTTCAGCTTTGGTCCTTTAGCTCAGTTGGTCAGTAGCAACTCGCTCATAACGAGAAGGTCGCAGGTTCAAATCCTGCAGGGACCACATAGTCAGGTAGGCAGATGGTCTGCACATTGAATTAGTGAAGTTTCTCATGATATTTGATAGCTAATTCAAGTCCTACAACAGGTTCGAATCCTGTCCTGACTACACGTCTTGGTTCATCGCCGAGTAGTATGCCTAATACGATGAGAAGTGAGGTGATTCCTCATATAGGACTTCTGATAGGGAAAAGCTCTATCCGGTTTGACTAACCGCGGAGAAGATCAAAGAGATGCAAAGAACAACGTGCTCTTGTAGTCAATATAGTCAGGTGGCGGAATTGGTAGACGCTGACAGCATTCACGAATGTGAGTTAAAGAAATAGAGCTGTAAATGCAATGATTCATAAGAAGTGGAATACGTGATCATAGGGATAGCAGATAATCAAGAGCACTTAGAGGTAACACTTCATACAGGTTCGAGTCCTGTCCTGACTACAAAAAGGCCATTATTTTTAATAAAAGATTGGATATTAGTTTTATTATTCTTAATATATAGAAAATAAAAAGTTTTAAATTAAAATACATAACCGAAATGTATTTAACAAAAGCACTCAAACACAAAAAGAAATAAAAGAAATAAACCAGGCCTCGTATCGGCTCGCTCTCATAAAGCGTTGAAACCGTAGTTGGTTACACGAAGGTTCGAAACCTTCCGGGGCCACACCAAATATAAATGTGCGACAATAAACCAAGCACATTTATTAACACAAAATTTGGTTTAGTAAATTAAATTAATTATATTAAATAAAAAGTTAACCAATATGAAACACTCATTAGCATCAAAAGGATTGTCATTATCTCAAGCACAATCAATTTCAAATCTTTGCAATCAAAGAAGTCGAGACATTCAGGCTGAAATTTCAGTAATTAACAATGCTGAAAAGACACTTAAGTTTGAAGGGGCGGATTATATTAAGCAAGTTGCAAATCCAATGCCGACAAACATTGTTGAATTGTTACAAGAGAAGTCTCGTCTTCATGCAACTCAAGCATTCTTAATGGAGAACATCCGAGCTAAAGATGAGTTGTTGAAAAGCAAACAACGAGAGTCATTGCGATTTGAGAAAGTGTCTCCTTCATCTCCGGATTTTGAATATGCACAAGAATTAGAACATGTATCTGAGTCTTGGGGTTGGGATCAATTGACAACAGCTCAGTGGGAAGAATACTTAGAAGCTGAAGCTTATGCATCTCACATTGGTCAATTTATTCATAAAGGTGGTAAATTAGATGAGTTGCGTAAGGAATTGCCAACCATGGAATTGTTAGAGTGGGCAGAAATTGAAACTGGAAAGAAAACTCCAGTGCAAGTTGAGAAACATCACACGTTATCGGGGTTGTCAGCAATTCACGAAGAATTATCCATATTGCACCGAGGATATGAACAACGAGTTAACTATTTCAAGGCAATGGTTAAGAATGCAGTAACCGTTGAAAATGCTAGACGAGAGCGTGTAAATGCAGACGAAGCTGCTCGTGTTAATCAAATCAATGACGTATTGAAGTCTGATTATGACACACTTCGAAGAGAATGGATTGAAGTTAGAAAACAAGCAGAGTTTGATTTCAATGAAGCTAAGCAAAAAGAAATTGCAAGAATTGCAGCATTGAGAATTGAAGTTCCAGCTCGATTCCAACCAGTAGTTAATGAGTTCCTTAAAGGATTAGAATAATTGGGTTAGCATACGGGATAAGCACAAGCCGTGTCTCGTATGCTTTTATGTTGGATGATGAAGTTTTTATGATATATAAAAGATACATATAAACTACATTTAAGAAACCTTCTCCGGTCGGTTTCATGACTCTGCGCTAATGCGCTCACATCCGCTTCCTTTACAAACTCTCAAAACTGAGATAGAACTCATTAGATAGACAGGTTAAGTACCTAGCGGCGTACAATTGGCTATCGAACGAGACTTAGTTTTTGATTTTGTCTTTGCAGTAAGGGAAGGTCTTTGATTTGGCATTTGATTTAGATTTAGTCTATATGCTTTATCATCCCGCAACTCGATATTATTATGCCCTAGCAGAAATGTTAGGGCTTTTTATTTGGATATATAAACATTATTCTATATAATATAGTATGAAGATTACATTGATAAGCGATACGCATACAAAGCATCGTAATATTGGTACTACGAAAAGTTATCGCAAAAATAATCAGCCGTTGGATTTGCCGGGTGGCGACATATTGATTCATGCTGGTGACTTTATGAGCTCAGGATATAATCCAATGGAAGCGATGGAGTTCTTTAAGTGGTTTGATGAAATAGACAATTACGATTTCAAAGTTTTTATTGCGGGTAATCACGATCGTTGGATGCAAGATGAGCCTGAGGAAGCTCGTGGCATATTGACAGGATATAAAACAATTGAATATCTACAAGATGATTGGATGACAGTTGGAGATAGTGATCTGCATGATCCAAATGTAAATACTGCTAAAATCTATGGTAGTCCTTGGCAACCTGAGTTCTATAATTGGGCTTTCAACTTACCTCGCAACGGAGAAGAAATGAAAGCCCGTTGGGATGCTATTCCGACTAATACAGACATACTAGTTACGCACGGCCCTCCATATGGATATTTAGATATACCAGGCGGACAAAGTATACGAGTTGGATGTGAAATGTTACGTCATCGTGTAGATGAGATACGTCCAAAGAGTCATGGATTTGGTCATGTGCATGGAAGCTATGGTCACTATTACAATGGACATACACATTTCTTTAATGCATCAG